GCGCGACTGCTCCGAATACCGCTTCGGCCGCTCCGCGGGCGACATCGACGGCCTGCCGCGCCCGGCTTCCGTGAGTCTGCGTCTCGCGGTGCTCCTGCCGATTCCCAGCACGGAGCACATCTCATCGAGGATGCGTCCCTTGTCCTTCTTCGACGCCTTCATGTATTCATCCCTGAATCTCAGGGTGACCTGCCGCTTCGTCGCCATGCTGATCCTGTCTTCCATAAGACAAGCCAAACAGGACCGATACCGTTCGCGCTCATTCCCGATGAGGCACCACCACACCCTACGCGCTCAAAAAACGTGAGGCACGTCGAACAACCGGCACAGCCGTAATCATCTGTAAAATCTACGTAGGGTCGCAATGAGACGGCTGCAAAACGATAGATTGGGGCATGATGCCAAAAGGACAACATATGACGAAGAAGAAAACGCCTCTACCGAGAACCATCGGCATGATAGCGTTTCGAGCGCTCGCCGTCATGGCCTGGCTGTTCGCGTTGCTGTTCGTGATTGCCGGATTCAAAGTAAACCTTTTGGGGCTCATATTCGGGATAATCGTAGCGGTAGCACTGGCTTTCGTGGGATTGGTGCTCTGGATCATAGGCGACATGATCAAAGACCCGGAAGAATTCAAAAGAAAGCAAGCCAAAACCGCGACTGAAAAGACCGAGGGAAGCATAGCTGGCATCACAGGGCAAGCTGATGCGCGAACGATTCCAGACTCCACTGCCTCGGCTGTTGACCTTCCTGAGGAACCGTTCGTGGCCGGTGCCGCAGGTTTCCATGCCGAGAAAAGCTCAGACGACCACATCCGCAACGAAAGCGGTGCCCACCCTGATGCCGATTACATCGTTCTCGATCTCGAGACCACTGGCTTCAGTCCGAAGACATGCGGCATCATCGATATCGGAATCGTGTACGTCAAAAACGACGAGCCGATTGGCGAATACTCACAACTTATCAATCCCGGCATTCCGGTACCGCCCGAAATAACCACTTTGACCGGCGTCGACGATGACATGCTCAAAGAACAACCGAGAATCGTCGACGTCGTACACGAGCTCCGCCGTCGGATCGGCGACCTGCCCATGCTCGGCCACAACATCCAATTCGACATCGGATTCCTCAACCAGGCATTCCAAGACGCCGGACTTCCCAGCCTCGGCAACGAGACCTTCGACACTGCGGATCTCAGCCGGGAGAAATACCCGACCGCCACAAGCCATACCCTCCAAGACGTCATGCGACGCACCGGCATCAACAAAACCGAGGAACACCGAGCGCTCGCCGACGCCAAAGACACCCTGGAATGCTACAAGAGACTCAAAGCCATCACGGCACCCCAACAAGTCAGTGACGATGACGAGCAGATCGCCTTGCGCCAGAAGCGGCAGAAAACCCAGACGGTATTCCGCAGCCGCCACATGGCCAACGCCGGAATCGAACTGCGCAACGAAAAACCCTACGGAATCGTCATACCCTCCAAAGGCGGCGTCGAAATCGTAGGCGAAGAAGAACACCAGGACAAACTCAACGAGTACGGAGCCGGCGCATGGTTCTGGGTCGAACTCCAACGAGGAGAAAACCCGAAAGGCACCCACATGGGAGAACCCACCATCCTCGTCACCCTCGACGGCGAACAAATCGGATGGATGACGCCCACCAACACCTCACGCCACTACCACCAAGTCCCCAAGATCGGCGGCGTCGCGCTCGCCCACACCAAATCAGGGAAAACCGCAGCCGTCAAACTCGACGTCCGCGTGGAAATGCCGGAGGCCGAGGCCCCTTCGGAGGAATACAAGACGGCACTCGCCGAATCTCGCCTGATGACGCAAAACAAATCCCAAACGGCATCTCAGACTCAGCAGGGGGCTCTGACATCTCAGAAGGCAAGAGCCGCAGGAGAAGGCACGGAAGCAAACATGTCCACATGGGGAACCGCAAACAAAATGCCCCACAAGAAAGACATCACCGGCCCCAAACGCACTCCGATCAAACTGAACGACAATGCCAGCGAGACGCTGGATCAATACGAAGACGGCACGCTGCTATGGGCGCTCCTGCGGAAGACCGTTATCGACGGCATGCTGGGCGTGCAGGTCAAAATCGGCCGAAAGCAAATCGGGACACTGGACCTGACGGACAATGCGGCATGCCTCGACCTGATTACAGATAACGGAGCCATGTCGAAAATCGAAATCGGAACCCAAGGCGGATCACGAACAGCTACCGCACTCATACGATAGGCCAAACAACATAATCAAGCCCCGGCGCTCGCAGACGAGCGACCGGGGCGATTTATATTCTAACGATTTTTGAGGCACATATTCTAGATGGATTGTCGAGCGGGGAGATGGTTCTGCGCCCAATTGACGTAGATTCTACAGAATTTTCTTTGCGGCCTCATCGACCGGCTTATTGAGATAGTCGGGAACTTCGGCGCTTGCTTGAATTCGGCGCAGAAGTTCTTGGCTGAGCTCCAAGGTCGTGTATTCAGACAGCGAGTAGCCCCTTGCAGCTTTGTTGGCCTCTTCTTCGGTCAGTGAACCGAGGATTACGAGAGCTTCGATTGGCGAGCGGCCGAAGGCTCGCGCGATTGTGATCGCATCGTCTGAGACGAAGGCGTCCTCTGTCCATTTGCGATGAAACGTGGCGACGGTCATGCCGACCTTTTTTGCAAGCTCTCGGTTGCTCATGTTGCCGCCGGAGATCTCCTCAATCCATTTTGTGAATGCACTCATGTTTACCTCCTAACTATGTGTCTCAATTATTAAACATACCGTATCAAATACGGTTTGACAACCGTTCAAGTTGTGGTACAGTTCGTTTAAGAAATTAAACACCTTGATTAAGGAGTGAGACATGGACGGGCTGGTCATATCCCCAAAATTCCTCGCCTCGTTGGAAGAGGAGCGCAAACTCAGCCATTCGGCATTTGTTGCCGCTTGTGGATTGACAGAGGAACGGTACAAGGAGTTGACCAACGGCAAGACGCCATCGGCGGTGGAAATCATAAGAATCGTGGCTGGATTCCAGCTAACCAATGGCGTGCCGATGATTCCGCGCTCGCAGAAGCTGGTGGCGTGATGTGCGGGAAGGCCATGAACACGGAGATTCACACCGAGGTGCGAGGCAACGACAGGTTCGCCAGCCTGGTCGCTTTCTACGAGCCCGATGACGAACGACTGGTCGCGACCCGCCACGTGGACGGCCACGTGACCATCCGCATCGGCAAGGGAGGAGCTGGCCCGCGCAGGGAACTCAGCCCCGAAGCCGCGAAGGCGCTCGCCGCCATGCTCACTACACCATCCAAGGAGGCGAAGTGATGAACGAGACAACCAAGGAAGCACTGGCCGGGCTCATGGAGGACTCCGGCAAATACGAGTTCGCGGACGCCACGCCATACGGCATCGTGTTCAGCACCGCGCCCGGCAAGTTCGAGATCGGCGTCACCCAGCTCATGCTCGACAACCAGGGCCACCTGTTCAGCCTCGACGCGGGCTGGGGTGGTGAAACCGTGTTCGTCACCGGCACCCCGCGCCAGATCCTCCAACGCCTCACGGCCAAGATCAAGAGCTTCTAAGGAGACCGACATGAGCGAGAAGAACACCGAAGCATTGAAGGACACGAGCCGTGTGCCGTTGGGAGAACGGCAGGCATGGTCGCCCGCCCAGGCCGCGCAGGTGTACTCACTCGACTACGAGGGAGTACGCCTGGCAATCAACAACGGCGACCTCGACACATTCCGCCCGCCGAACCGCTTCGGCAAACCAGGCCGCCGCAGGGTCACGAAAGCCGCGATGGACCGCTGGATCCGCGGCATGGAGGAATAACCCATGAACACGAACGAGACCACAACCGACTGGCCATACACACGAATCAAGACCATCGCGCTCGCCGCCGCCACGTTGCTCGCCCTGGCATGGCTGCTCACCCACGACGGATGCATGCACCCGCTGGGCAACACCATCGCCCTGATCATCTACGCGGGCTGCGGCGCGGCGCTCGCCACACCGTGGGCGGTGCGCAAGCTCGGACCATATCTCACCGAAGACGACGAACAGGAGGAGGAGTAGATGGCGAAGGATCCGAGCATGGTCATCATCCGCGGCAGGCTCGCCGCGGACCCGGAGCTCAGGACCGTCGGCGCCCAGGCCACGCCGGTCGTGAACCTGCGCATCCTGTCCAGCGGCGGGGAGAAGGACACGGCCGGCCAGCCGGTCGAAGTCACTCCCACGAGCTGGAACTGCGAGGCCTGGCGTGGTCTGGCCGAACACATCGCCGCGAGTCTGGCGAAAGGCTCCCAGGTGATCGCGGTGGCAAGGCCGAAGACCGACCGGTTCACCGCGCAGGACGGCACGGAGCGATGGTCCACCCGGTACGTCATCGACGACATCGGCGCCAGCCTGCAGCGCGCCACCGTGCAGATCACGAAAACAGGCGGCGGCCGGAACGGCAACCAACACCAGGCCGCGCCGGCTCCCGCGCAGGGTCATACGGGAGCCATGCGGAACAATGACGACTTCGATACCGGGGAGTGGTGATGACCAAACCGAAGTACACACAGCAGGAACTCGAACAACTGTATGCCATCGCGTTGCGCGACGGCTGGGACCAGCTGGAGCAATCCGAACGGCTCGCCGTGGGCCGCTACTGCAGGAAACACGGCCTGCAGCGCCACGGCATCACGCCGAGCGTGATCACACAGCCGGTGCAGGCCGAAACCGAAGACGACAAGCCCGTCAAATCCCAGCCGGAACCGTTGGCCCCGCCGGCGCCGGAAACCACCATGCCGGAACCGGCGGAAACCGAAGCACAGCCGGTGGGCAAGGACGAGGACCTGGCATTGCTGCGCTCCGTGAGGTTCATCGCGGACTGGCCCGCCGACATCCACGTCAAACCGGCGCCACCGGAAAGCAAATGGTCGAAACCCGCCAAGGCGCTGCGCAGGTTCGAAGGCAGGATAGCCGTGATCGGCGAGAACATGGAACGCCGCGCCGCGTTGAACCTCAAACAGCGGATCCTCCACGGCATCATCAAGGCCTTCACCCCCAAGGGCGCATACCGCGTGGAAGTCGCACCCGACCATCGGCACGAGGACAAATGGATCGTCTGCGCCCAATATCCGGGCGACAGCCTGAACACCGCGAAGAGGCCACGATGAGCGCACAGCATGTGATCGTCGTGGAGATTCCCAAACCGTTGTGGAAGAACGACAACGGCTCGCATGGCAACTGGTACGCGCACAACCGGCTCATGCAGACCCTCAAACGCCTCGGCTGGGCCGAAGCCGTCAACTGGAGGAACACGCATGGCGGGGTGAACTTCGAGCATTGCCGGCTCGACGTGTACGTGCAGTATCCACCCAACGGGAGAAGCCAAGCCGACCCCAGCAACGCCGACAACGTGGGCAAACCCATCATCGACGGGTTCACCAAAGCCGGACTCTGGCCGGACGACAACTGGCGGCACGTGGAAGGCCCCTTCTACCGGATGAGCCCCACCATCGCACCCAAAGGAATCCACCGGCTCGAATTCCACATCACCGAAACCATCGAAGGAGACGACAAGCATGGCCAAGCGTAAGCACGGACGCCAGCAGCTCGAACACCAACGCCAGCGCAGGCGCCGCAAACGCCTGCCCCGCACCCCGATACCCACCACCATGTCCAACGACCTCAAGGAACAGTGACCCGCAACCAATGGAAACCAACACCACAAGCCCGCTGATCATGGACATCCCCGCCACGCAGCTCATCCCCAACGCGGCCAACCCGCGCAAGACCGTGGGCGACGTATCCGAACTCGCCGCGAGCATCAAAGCCCAGGGCCTCCAGCAGCAGCTGCTCGTCACCCCGGCCGGCCAGGACACGGACGGCAAACCCCTCTACCGGATCGTCATCGGCCACCGCCGCTACCAGGCCTGCATCAAAGCCGGCATGACCATGATCCCCTGCACGGTGCGCCATCTCACCGACCGCGAGGAACGCGAGATCATGCTCGTCGAGAACACACAGCGCGCCGACCTGACTCCCATCGAGGAAGCCGACGGATACCAAGGACTCCTCGACCTCGGCGCATCGATCGACGAACTCGCCGACAAAACCGGCCGCAGCACCAGCTTCGTCCGCCGCCGCATCAAAATCGCCGGCATCCCGCAAGCCACCCGTGAGAAGGCCAAGGACTTCAGCCAACTCACCCTCAGCCAGCTCGATGCGCTCGCCGAATTCGCCGACGATCCGAAAACGCAAGCCCGCCTCGCCGAAAAGGCCGAAAGCAACGACTGGCGGTGGGAGCTCGAGAACGCGCGCGACCACAAACGCATGAACCAGTGGCGCCAGGCCGCCGACGAATACATCACGGCGAACCACCTGCACGCCATCAAGGTCAAGAACCTGTGGACCGACATGGACGGCTACGGCGCCACCCACGCACCCACCACGTCGAAACCGTTCGCCGAATCATGGGAGGAATACCTGAACAACGGCGGCAACCCCGCCAGCGTCATCCTCACCACCGAAAACTCCGGCTACGGATGGGCCGAACCCGCGACCCCCAAGGATCCCGCGAACACCGCGGAGGTCGAACGGCTCAAGGCCATCACCGCCAAGGAACGCGAACGCAAGGCCAAACTACGCGAATACGCGGCCACCAGCTACAAACTCCGCGCCGAATGGATCCGCAAAACCAGCGCCGACTGGACCGGCCAGCAGATGCGAGACGCCATCCAAACCCTCGCCAGGCTCGAAACCATCGGCACCGGCACCTACCTGCCCAACGGACTCGACGCCAACCAACGCGACCAGATGATCACCGCCTACAACCAGATCAGCGGCAAACCCCTACCCGACGAGAAAAAGAACCCCAAGGAAGGCACCTACCACCTCGACACCACAGCCAACCTCAACGAACTGCGCCGCCGAGCCGACAAACCCGGCCAGGAACTCCGCCAATTGACCCTCGTCATGCTCGCCCGCCAGGAAGCACGCATCACCCCCGAAACATGGGACGGCACCGGCTACGGCAGCACCCTCAAAACCACCGCCATCTACTACCAGGCGCTCGCATGGCTCGGCTACCAGCCAAACAGCAGCGAACAAAACGCAATCAACGGCAGCCTCACCACCCGGAAGGACCAACAATGAGCCCGCAACACGAAACCCAACGCATGAAACGCCAACAAGCGCTCGCCGTGGGCCGCATCGACACCACCAGCACCCTCACCGACACGCTCATCAGCATCGTCAACGCGATCCGCGACCAAGGAGCCCCCGAAGACGCCCTCGAACACCTCACCCAGGCGCTCGCCGGCCTCAACCAGACCCGAAGGGCGCTCGCCGCCGCATCACGCAGCCTCTACAGGCATTCGGAGGAACAGCCATGAGCCGCAGGGAAACCCGAAGCCGGCTCGAACGGCTCACACCCACCATGAGGGAGCTGCTGATCGCGCTGCTCAACCACACCATGCTGCCCGCCAACTCCAACAACAGCCGCACCTTCGCCGCGCTGGAGGAACGCGGGCTCATCCAACCCGACTTCTACGACAACTGGGCGCTCACCGACGAAGGCCACAAGACAGCGCGCGACCTGCTGAAAAGGAGATAACACCATGAGCAGATACGTCGAGAACATGCAACGCCACGTGCACAGCCGCCACATGGTCGAACAGGACATGGACTGGCTCAAGGAATTCCGCGACGACCCCGACTATCCCGGCCCGGAATCGGAGCCGGTGCGCGTATGGAGAAGCCGCGACTACCAGGCCATGCTCTACATCGACCGTGACAGCGGCATGAAGCGCCTCACCATCACCCGAGTCCAGATCGACAGATACACCGGCGAATACCGCGAAGGCATCAGCTGGGACGCCCTGCAGCAGATCAAGAACGAAACCATCGGCGAAGACGCCTGGGCCGTCGAATGCTACCCGCCAGAACGATACGTGCAGAACGTCGCCAACATGCGCCACCTGTGGATCCTCGACACCGAGCCACGCTTCGGCTGGAAACAACTAACCGGCCACACGACGGAGCCCGAGCACGACGACAACGAACCGCCGGCCTATCACGGCGGCATCCACCAGATCATCATCGGAGGCGAATCATGAGCCAGCAGGCAACCGCATGGACCCTCTACGAAGCGCCCATCGAACTCGACGCCATCGAATTCCGACTCCTCACCATCATCGCCGACAACGTCGATAACGAAGGCCGAGGCTTCGGCAAAAGCGTCAAAACCCTCATGGAACTCTACCGGGCGCCCATCGGCGAACGCACCGTGCGCGCCAAACTCGCCCACATGGTCGAAATCGGCGTGCTGCGCGAAGGCGACCAACGCCTCGTCTCCTACCTCCCCGGCAACCGCAGGCCCAAGGTCTACGACATCGTCATGAACGACAGGGGTGCAGAATATGCACCCCTGAACGACGATGACGCATACCCGATCAACGAACCCGCGTCGGAGCCAGAAACCGAAACAGAATCGGAACCGGTCATCGCTGCCGACGAATGGACCACCGACGAAGCCGACCCCGACGCATCACAGGGGTGCAGCAGGGGTGCAGCAGGGGTGCAGCTGACCTGCAGCAGGGGTGCACGTATAGCTGCAGACAAGAGTATTAAATCTATTAAGAATATTAAGAACATTAAGAGAGAGTACGCGCGCGCAAAAACGCAAACCGAAACCACCACCAGCCAGCCCACGGATCCACGCCAAGCGCTCGCCGACTTCCAACCCGACCAGACGCACATCGCGCTCGCCGACGCGTTCGGCCTCGACCTCGACTACGAGCTCGCCAAATTCCGCGATGCGCTCGACGCCAACGGCAAGTACCCGTCCAATCCGGCGCCGGCGTTCCGCAACTGGCTGCGCCGCGGCAAGGAGATCGGGCTGAGCGGCGCCAAGCTCGGCACCGGCATGCCCGATGCCCCGGATCCGGCCGATATGGAGCTGGAACGCAGGGCGCGCAAGCTCGTCGACAGCTCCACACGCCTCAAGCAACGCCAACCGGACCCGGCTATCCGCCACGAGTGGATCCCGGCCGTGGCACGGCTCCTCGGCCAGGGCAAAGCGCCCACCGACATCGTGGATCGGATCTGCCTCGACCAGCCGGACGAACTCACCGAACTCGGCATCCACGTCGACGGACTCGAGGCCATCGCATGAACGGCAAAGTCCAGGAAACCATCGACTGGCATACCGCCAAACCCACGGAGCTCGACGGGGCACGTTGCATCCTCATGACCCAGGCCGGCACCATCATCGACGGCCGACTCAAAGCAAGCTACCCGCACGACGGCTACCAGGCCACCCGGTTCACCCTCGACGACACCGAGCAAAACCTCAAAGGCATGCGGATCCTCAGCGTCAACCCCAAACACGACACCGCGATCCTCCAACCCCACATCACAACCCTCACCGTCCTGAAAGGCTAGGAAACCCATGAACACAAGCGACGCGCACGCCATCACCGTCGGCGGCCAGCCCATCACGCCGGAACCCACCGACGCGCTCCTCTGGCTCGACGTGGAAACCACCGGACTCGATACGAACACCTGTTCGATACTCGAAATCGGAGTCATATGCACCAGCCTCGACGCGACCAGGGAGTTCGGCCGCTACGAGACCGTCATCCACATCGACTCCAGCCAACTCCTCGAGATCGCGCTGCCCGCCCTGAGGATGCACACCGCCAACGGCCTCCTCGCCGACTGCGAACAAGCAGGCAGCAGCGAACAGGAAGCCGCCGACGACCTCGCCGACTTCATCGACCGGCTCACCACCAACCGTAACCTCACGCTCCATCCCGCAGGCACCAACGTCCAACACTTCGACCTGCCCGCCATCGACCACCTGCTCGAACAACACGACTACCACGGCTTCCTCGCCAACCAACTCCACTACCGAGCCCTCGACCTGACCAGCCTGCGCCTCCTATGGCAATCACTCGGCCACAACCCCTACCAACACCACCAACACGGCACCCACCGCGTCCACGACTGCCTCACCAGAGACATCACCGAATACCGAAACATCCGCCAACAGATCAAGGACCACACCGCATGAAACGCACCAACACCCGCAACGCACGCGCCACCCTCACCACACTCGGCAAAACCATCCTCTCCATCAACCTCCTCGCCGTCATCTTCACCGCACTACGCCTCGCCAACATCACCGACTGGAGCTGGTGGATCGTACTCCTACCCATCTGGGGACCAGCCGCATACGTGGCACTCACCCTCGCCTTCTGCACCATCGGCCTCATCGCCACAACCATCCTCGACCACCTCGACCACACCAACACCAAGGACAACCAATGAACAAGCTCCTCAACCACATCTTCAAAGACTGGACCCTCGAAGAATTCACCGGCCTCCTCTTCGCCCTCATAGCGCTCGCCGCCGCCACAGGCCTCATCGCCACCATCGGACTCATCGGCTACACCATCGCCACCGGCAACGACCAACCCAAACAAACCACCATCCAAAAAATCGAAACCACCGGCGACATCAAACGCTTCTGCATCGAAATCAAAACCGGCGACCACATCGACGCAATCGACTGCGAACTCATCGACCCCATGACCGGAGGCGTAGCCAAATGACCGAACGCCACGGCAAAATCCTCACCTACCAACAAATCAAAACCGCGCTCGCCGACTGGCACAAACGCAACCGGTTCCTCACCACCGAAGAAGCGCTCACCCGCGAAGCCAGCTTCATCTACGACAACTACGGCACCAACTACTACATCGAATACCCGCCATCGCCACCCACAACCAACACCAACCCGTGAGACAATGGACAACGGGCATGAAGCCAACCGAACAGCAGCAAAACCACACTGACGGACCCGGAGGAACCATGCCCACACCAGCCCAACAACTCCACAACAACCTGCGAACACTCAAAGACGGCTGGCCCATACTCAGCCTCATCGCCGCCAAAAAAGCCAACATCATGGCACGCAGCACCAGCAACGGCACCCACAGCATCGCACCCATCCCCGTCAACATCGACGCATGGCAACTCAAACAAGACATCGACCTCCTCACACGCAAACTCACCCGAGCCGCAGGCCTCCACCCACACCGCGGCATGGACGTCCCGGCACTCCTCAAAGGCATCATGCTCCACGAAACCAACCTCCTCGCACACGACGACGCCGACGCCATCACCGAGCAAATCGCGCTCGCCGCCGTGCGCATGGATCGGATGCTGAACCCGCCTCCGGCGTGCAAGATGATCGGGCCTTGCCCGAAGTGCGGCTATGAGCTGTGGTGCACGGAGCTGGAGATGTTCTCGGGGTACAAGGCCTGTGACCGTTGCCGGGGCGAGTGGCGGATTAAGGATGTGCAGCAGGCCAGCGTCCTGCGGCTGGCCCTCGGCGGAGCGCAAGGCACTGCGGCGGCCATTGCCCGGTGGATGGATCCCTACGGGGTGGCGGTCAAGCCGAACACGATAACCAAGTGGGCCAAACGAGGGATTCTGGAACCGGTGAACGTGGATGAGAACGGCAATCCGGTCTACAACGTGTGGGACGTTTGGCAGGCCTTCACCCGACGAGACAGGGGCAAGTGACACGCCGAAGGTCTTGACAGACGCAAACTGTCACCGCTAGAACTACTATCGTTGGTTATTTCTGTAACCACTTGGATACTTTGAAACCCCGGGCGCTTGCGCTTCGGGGTTTTCTTATGCCCGATCCCGCGAAGGGAGGCCCACGAATGACGGCTCCCAGCAGAAAGGTCAGAAAGGGCGGACGTCAGTTCGAGAAGGACCGCAAGGCGTTCTTCCTGAAGTGCAAGGCCGAGCGCGCGGTCTGCTGGCTGTGCGGAATGCCCATCGACTATGAGGCGCCGCAGAACACCAGCGATGACTCGTACAACCTCGACCACTTCTACCCGGTGACCAAACGTCCCGATCTGCAGCACGACCCGGCCGGCTTCAGGCCGAGCCATACGCAATGCAACAACCTTCGAGGCAACAAGGATCCGGCGACGCCAATCGGCGCGCTGTCAAGGCAATGGATACGCACAGCATAGGAGCCGCCACCATGACCGATATCGAGGAACCAGTCAAGACGCAGCAAGGAGAAACCATCGGGAAGGCGCATCAGCCCATCAGCCTGCACATCTCGGCAAGCGTCGGAGACTACGAGGCCAATCTGGTCGACCTGGAAGTGGACATGCCCATCGACATGGAACCGTGGATGAGCGGCAACACCCTGTTCGTGCCGAAAACGGATGCGAAAGCGCTCACCAAACGCCTCACGAAAGGCATCAACGCGTTCGTCGAAGCATTCGCGGACCGGTAGGGGCGTTCGAATCGCGAAAACGGCCTCCGGTGGAAGACTACCCGCGTGCCCGCAGTTCCTCTCCCTCCGAAAATGACCACCCCATCGCGCGTGCGCGCGGGAAAGGAGCCGAAGTGGCGAATCTGAAAATCGAGACCATGCCAGTCGGCGACCTCACCGCCTACCATCGCAACCCGCGTCGCGGCAACGTCAATGCCATCGCTGAAAGCCTCAAGGCGCGCGGACAATACAAGCCCATCGTCGTCAACAAGGGCACCAAGACCGGCATCGCCAATGAGATACTCGCCGGTAACCACACATGGCAGGCCGCCAAGAGCCTCGGCTGGACGACCATCGAAACCGTGACCGTCGACCTCGACGCGGATCAGGCCGCGCAGATCGTGCTCGCCGACAATCGCATCGCCGACCTCGGCGGCTACGACACCGACGCGCTCGCCGAACTGTTGGAGGGCATCGAACAGCCGACTGTGGGCACCGGATACAGCGCCGACGACATCGCCGAGATCATCGCCGCCGCGAGACCCGCGCCCAATGAGCTCAAAGACCCAGACGACGTGCCATCGGTGCCGAAGAAGCCCTATACGAAGCCCGGCCAGATATGGAGGCTCGGCGACAGCCTGCTCGTCGTCGGCTCCAGCACCGACGAACAGCTCATCACCAAGGCGGCCGGCATGATCGGCCAGCCATCATGCATCTGGACGGACCCGCCCTACGGCGTCGCCTACCAGGGCGGCACCAAGGAGCATCTCACCATCGAGAATGACAACGACCCCAACAAGGCCGTCGAAATCACCAAACAGGCCATGCAGGTCGCCACCAAGATCTGCAAGCCAGGATGCCCGTTCTACATGGCCCACTCTGACAGCCTGCGCGTCCAATTCCAGCAGGCGGTCGAATCCATCGGCCTCAGATGGCGGCAGACCCTCATCTGGGTCAAAGACCAATTCACGCTAGGCCACTCCGACTACCAGCAGCAGACCGAACCGATAGCCGCCGGCAACCTGCCCGACAAGCCGCTCACCGAATACGAGCCCATCGGCTACGGATTCACGCGGGGGGGGGGCGGCCGTCTCGGCCGAGGAAGCGCGAACTGGCGCGGCGACAACAAACAATCGACCGTCCTGCAATTCCCCAAGCCCAAAGCCAACAGGGAGCATCCGACGATGAAACCCGTTGAACTCATCCAAAGCATGCTCAAAAACAGCTGCAGGCCTGGCGGCATCGTCTACGACCCGTTCGCCGGCAGCGGCTCCACGCTCATCGCCGCCCACGGGCTGCGCATGAAAGCGCTCGCCGTCGAACTCGACCCGAAATACGCCGACGTGATCTGCCGGCGATTCCAGGAATACACCGGCATCATGCCGGAACTCGACGGCAAGCCACACGACTTCACCGCAAGCGACTGAAAGAAGGTGAGGAACATTGACCGCCGAAACCGACGCCAAGGCCCTCAACCTGTTCCTCGCCGCCACCCCGATCGGCCAGATCAAAACCAAGATGGGCTACCGGTCGACCACCAGCGCGATGGCCGCCATAACACGCGCCCTCAAAAGCGCACGCTCAGGCAAAAACCCGGACACCGCGCGAAGCATCGAAATCGAACGCCTCGACAGCATCTACCGGCAGATCTACCCGCTCGCCCTCCAACAGGACGCCAAAGCCATAGACCAATGCCTCAAGATCGGCGAACAACGCCTACGGCTCATGGACGCACCGACCAAGGCGCAGAAGGGACTGCTCAAAGCATACGAGGACACCGTCAAAGCACTCGATGACCGACTGAAGCCCGAAGACAGCGCCCTCATCCAATCCGGCCGAATGATCGCCAGCCAAATCGACTACGCCGTCACCCACGGCACCGGCATCGAAGTCACCAAAGCCCTCTACCTCATGCCACACCTGATGAACGTGCTCCGGGAGCTCGGAGCCACGCCAGACGCGCGCGGCTCCATCGCCAACGCGCTCCAGGAAACGAAACCAAAACAGGTGGCCGACGAATTCGAGGAATACCTGGCAAAAATGACCTAGGAGGATGCACATGGACATCGGCGAAATCAACGACGACGCCCACGGCATCACCACCCCAAGAATCTACACGCCACCACTGCGGCCCCTCACCCCGGCAACCTCCGACGGCTACGGAGTCATCGAATTCGCCGAACGTTTCCTCCACGTGAACCTCTACCCGTGGCAGAAATGGCTGCTCATCCACGGACTCGAAACCAACCCAGACGGATCCTACCGATTCCGCCGCGTCGTCGCCGAAGTCGCACGCCAGAACGGCAAAACCACCGTCATGAGCGTCCTATGCGCATGGTGGCTGTTCGTCGACTCCGGCCGCCGACCCGAACTCTCCCCATCATGGAAGTTCCTCATCGTCGGAGCCGCCCAGACCCTCGACAACGCCAGAGCCCCATACTCCGCCGTACTCAACTGGTGCAACCCCACGCCACAAACCGACGAGGAAGCAGCGCTCGCGGTGCCCGCATTGCAGAAGCGCGTGCAACGGGTCAACAACAGCCACGGCGAGGAAGCGATTATCTGCCGCAACAAGGCGCAATACATCGTCCGAGCCGACAAGAACATCCGTTCGAAATCCGCCAGCCGCGTCGTGTTCGACGAGCTGCGCGAACAGCACACGGACGACGGCTGGAACGCGGTCAGCCAGACCACGAAAGCCATCTGGTCCAGCCAACTGTGGGGCATCAGCAACGCCGGCGATTACCGCAGCATCGTGCTACGTAGGGTCGTGGACGAAGGGCGCAGGCTTTCCGACTCGTGGAACGCGAGCGTCGAAACCGGCCAGCAGACCATCGACGAATGGACGGAAGCGCATGACACATCCTACGGGTACTTCGAATGGAGCGCGCCGGATGGGTGCGAGCTTGATGACCTGGACGGCATACGTCAGGCGAATCCCTCCCTTGGCTATGGGCCGATGACCTACCGGAGCGTGATCGCCGACATCAACGGCATGACCGAGGCGGCATACCGCACCGAGGTGCTCTGCCAGTGGGTGACCGCCGACATTATCCCGTTCATTGATCCGAAGCAATGGAAACGCGGCATCGACAAAAAATCCAGCATCCCGTTCGAGAACCGTGTGGTGCTCAGCGTGGACACTTCGGCGGATCGTGAGACCACATACGTCGCGGCCGCCGGATACCGGGCTGACGGGCTGCCGCACGTCGAATTGATCATGCGGCGTGACGGCATGCTTTGGGTGCCCAAGTATCTGGGCATGCTGCGTGAATCATGGCCGAACATCACCGAGATAGCCATCCAATCGAAAGGCTGTCCGGCCGTCGATTTCTGCGATCCTCTCGCCGAAGCGGGCTGGACGGTGCACATGATCGAAGGCTTCCGGGTCGGCGCGTGCACCGGCCGGTTCAAGGACCGCGTGAAGGAAGGCAAGCTCCGGCATCTGCCACAGCCGGCCATCGAACAGCAGGTGAGCGTGGCCATCACCAGACGACTCGGCGAAGTCGAGGTATGGGACCGGCAGAAATCGGCCATGCACATCAGCGGCCTCATCGCCGAAAGCCAGGCGCTCTACGCGTTGGAGACCATGAACGCCGAACCTGTGAAACAACAGCGCAGCGCATATGACAGCGAAACCGGGCACGGACTGCTCGTTCTCTAGGAAGGAGGCTGAACCTTGGGCATCTGGCAGAAACTCACCGGCATATTCCGCCCCACCTACCACATCAGCTTTGACATGACCGATGCGATGACCATCATCCAAGGCCAATCGGAGACCGAACTGTACAAGACCCAGCCTCATCTGCGCACGGTCATCAGCTTCCTCGCCGACAACGTCGCTCAGGTCGGATTGAAGGAATTCCGCCGAATCTCCGACACCGACCGTCAGCGCATCACGGACTCGCCGCTCATCAACCTGCTCAAGCAGCCGAATCCGGACATGACCGGTTTCGAGCTGCTCCGCCAATTGACCGCGGATCTGGCACTCCATGACGTGGCCTACTGGATCGTCACCCAATCCCCGGAACGGGGTATGGAGAGATTCGGCGGCTGGCAGATCAGGCCGATCCCCCCATCATGGGTGACGGCCAAGCAGGAAGGCAGCGTGTTCGCTCCCGCCTCCTACCGCGTGGATACGGGACTCGGCCGAGGCTGGTTCGACGTGCCCGCCGAGAACATGCTGGTGTTCCACGGCTGGAATCCCACAGACCCGACCAACGGGGTCACGCCGGTCATGGCGCTGAAGGACATCATCAACGAGCAGATCCAAGCCTGGAGCTACCGCACGCAGACATGGCAGCGCGGCGGCCGCGTCGGCACCGTGCTCGTCAGACCGAAGGACGCGCCGCCATGGGATGACACCGCGCGCGAACGCTTCGCCCGCGGCTGGAAGGAATTCACCGACAAGGGAGCCCGCGCCGGCAGCACCCCGCTGCTCGAGGATGGCATGGAACTCAAACGCCTCGGCTTCAACGCGCGCGAGGAGGAATTCAGCGAAGTCACGAAGCTCAGCCTGCAGACCGTGGCCAGCATCTACCACGTCAGCCCGGTCATGGTCGGCATCCTCGACAACGCGAACTTCTCCAACACCAAAGAGTTCCGAAAAATGCTGTATTCGGAGACCTTGGGCCCGACCATGCGCATGATCGAGGACCGGCTCAACACGTTCCTCGCCCCGATGATCGGCGCCGACCCGCTCGACTACGTGGAATTCGACATCCGCGCGAAACTGAGCGGCGACTTCGAGGAACAGGCCAGCGTGCTCTCCACATCGGTGGGAGCCCCCTGGATCACACCCAACGAAGCCCGAGCCACACAGAACCTGCCCCGCATCGAAGGCGGCGACAGCCTCACGGTGCCACTCAACGTCACCCAGGGAGGCCAGGCGAGCCCTCAGGACGGCGGCGACCCGATACGTCCAGCATCCGATACGGATGAAACCACGAAGAACCATGTCATCGCCATGTGGAAGGCAAGGCTCGACAAAAGCGTGCGCAGCAAACTCGGCGCCGGCATCGACGTGGAAAGCATCGGCTGGCTCAAATGGCAGAACGAGCTCCAATCCGACATGACCATCACCGCGCATATCGACCAATTCAACAGCGGGCTCATCGCCCTGGACGAAACCCGCAAAGCACATGACGAATACGCGAAGGAGCAACAGCATGCGGACCAAACAACTTGATTGCCGGTTCAAGACCAACGAAGAGACCGACGACCTGCAGGAAGGCGAATTCATCGCCTATCCCAGCACGTTCACCCGCCAACCCGACTGCTACGGCGACGTGGTGGCCCCCGGAGCATTCCTCGACAGCATCACCCACTGGAAGGAAAGCGGCAACACCATGCCCGTGCTCTACGGGCACCGCATGGACGACCCCGACTACAACATCGGAGGCGTCACCGACATGGGCGAAGACGACCACGGCTGGTGGATCCGCGGCAGATTCGACATGGACTCACCCAAGGCCGCGCAGACCTACCGACTCGTGAAAGCCAAACGAATCTCGCAGCTGTCCTTCGCGTTCAACGTGGACGACGAAGGCACCGTCACCCTCGATGACGGCACTAAAGCCAACGAACTCAGGAAGCTCACCGTCTACGAGGCCAGCTTCGTGCCCATCGGAGCGAACCAGGACACCAGCGTCGTCGCCATCAAAAGCATCGGCGAACAATTCACCAAATCCGGCCGCATGCTCAGCGCCGCGAACGTGGACATGCTCACCGGCATCAGCGAACAACTGGCGCAGGCCTCCAAACAGATGAAGGATTTTCTGGCATCGGCGACGGCCAGCCAGGAGCAAGAAAACAACCAGAGCGACGGTGCGAAGGCATCGGAGCCGGACAAGGCCAAGAACGAGGAGCCCCAAGGGGCCAAGTCCGAGGAGCCCAACCGGAAAGCCGAAGCGGAAGCGCTCGACCTCGCCATTCGAATCGCCCTCAAAGGGCAGAAAGGAGAGTAGGCATGTCCACTCTCATCGAAAAGCGAGCCGCGCTGATGGCGCAGCTCAAGGAGAAGCAGGCCGGACTCAAGGCCGGGGAAATCAGCGACGATGACGCCACCGCCATCAAGCAGCTGCTCGACCAGGTCGACCAGCTCGACCAGCAGATCGGCAAGGCCGAAGACCAGGCGCAGATGATCGCCAAGATCGGTGCGCTCGCCGCCGCGTCGACCCCCACCGGCAATAATTCCAGTGGCCAGAACGATGAGACTCCGGCCAAAAACGCCGGCGACCTGTTCGTCAAGTCGTATGCGAAGAACGTGGGCACCCGCCTCAAGGCCGGCTACGCGGTCGAATTCAAGGCCAACACCGACACCCAGACCGTAGGGGACTCCACGGGAGCTTTCGAGCCATATACGGTGCAGACCGACACCCAGGCCGTGTTCCCGTACCAGCGTCCGCTCGCGGTGGCCGACCTGTTCAGCCAGGGCACCATGGGAGCCTCCACGAACGCCGTCAAATACCCGGTGTTCGGCGAACTGGAAGGCTCCGCGGGCACCGTGGCTGAAGGCGGCCTCAAGCCCCAGCTGCACTTCCCGGATCCGAAGTGGAAGGCCGATGACCTCAAGGAGGTCGCCGGCTGGTTCGCCGTCTCCGACAACATGCTCGACGACCTCGACTGGCTGCGTGGCGAGATCACCGACTTCGCCGCATACAACATCCAGCTGCTCGAAGAGACCCAGCTGCTCTCCGGAGATGGCGCGGACAACAACATCGACGGCCTGTTCAACCGCGAGATCCAGACCCTCGGCCAGGGCGACGACTCCGACGCGGACCGCATCTTCAAGTGCCGCAAGCTCATCGCCACCGCCACCGGGTTCCAGCCGGACGGCATCGTCATCAACCCGACCGACTACGAGGCCATCCGCCTGTCCAAGGACGCGAACGGCCAGTACTTCGGCGGCGGGTTCTTCACCGGCCAGTACGGCCAGGGCGGCATCATGCAGGATCCGCCGCTGTGGGGCGTCAAGACCGTGGTCACCGAAGCCATCGCACCCGGCACCGCGCTCGTCGGCGCTTTCAAGGCAGGCGGCAAGGTGCTGCGCAAGGGCGGCCTGCGCATCGAATCCACCAACGCGCACGCCGACTACTTCATCAACGACAAGGTCGCCATCCGCCTCAAGGAACGCCTCACCCTCCAGGTGAAGTACCCGAAGGCCTTCGTCAAGGTCACGCTCGGCAAGCCGACCACGACCACGAAGTAGCCCCGACCATAGGAAGGAGAGCCCCGATGGCAGAAAACTCCAAAGGCACCCCGGACATCATCGAGAACCCCGGCGAGTTCACCACCGACGGGCTCTTCTTCCTCCGTGCCGCACAAGCCGCGATCCGCCGCGAATGCGGATGGCACGTCACCCCCAGCTGGACGCACACCATCCGCGTCGACGGCTACGGCGGCGGCACCCTCATACTCCCCAGCAGCCACGTCACCGACATCAGCGGCCTCGAATTCGACGGCATCGACCACGTCGATGACATCGACTGGTCGGAGAAAGGCACCGTGGTTCTCCGCCACGGCACGCTGCCGGACAGACCCGGAGCCATAAGGGTCACACTCACCGACGGCTGGGAACCCGAAGACGTGCCGGAACTGCACACGCTCATGCTCTCCCTGGCCAAACGAGCCGCCACGGCACCGGCGCCGATGATAGCCTCGCAAAGCACCAACGGCAGCAGCATCAGCTACATCACCAACGGCGGCGCCCCGATAGGACTCCAACTATTCGAAGCGGAAAAACGCCAGCTCGACCCATACCGACTCACATGGGGAGCACGAACGGCATGAACGCGCTCGACTACATCACCACCGGCTCAAACGGATTCTCACTCTCCGGAGCCACCGACTTCCAAAGGCTGCGAGCCAGACGCACACCCCGCGCCATGAATCCGAAGCAAACCGATGAGGATTGGCAGCACCCCGACATCATCGAAATTCGAGGCGCGCTCGCATCCTCCACCAGCACGCGGCTTCCCGACGCGCTGGATATGCAGACCACCAGCACCGCCGTGCTCACCATCGACAATCCCAAAGCCGATGTGCGCATAGGCGACCGCATCAGAGCCATGCCGGATGACGGCCGCCTATGGGAGGTCAGCGGCTTCCCCTCGAACGACGTGAACGCGTTCAGCGGCTGGCAGCCCACACTCGAAATCCAACTCACCGAATGGAGGGGATGACACATGCCAGCGGCAGGACAGACCACGGTCGACTTCAATGAGGCTTTCTTCGACGAGATGCTCAATTCGGCCGGGGTGAGGGCCCTGACCAGAGGAGCGGCCGAGAAAGCCCTCAACATCGCCAAGGCGAACGCCCCGGTGGATACCGGAGCCTATCGAGACGGTCTGCAAGTGGAGGCCGTGCAGCATGCGCACCGCACCACCTACATGGTGGTCGGCACCGACGCGAAGACCATGCTCATCGAATCGCAGACCGGCAACCTCGTCAAGGCATTGAAGAAGGCGAAATCATGAGCGTGCTTTCACCGGACATCGAGCAATGGCTGTGCGATTATCTGCGGGACCGGGTCTACGACGTGGAAGGCCTGCAATTCGACAACCGGAAACCGGAAGCCTACCGCGGCGATTATCCGCTCGTCACCATCCGAGACGACAGCGGCTCCGGCGACGGGCTCGCGCAATTCGACCGCAGCGTCGGCGTCAACATCTACGGGTGGACCCGCGCCCATGACAAGCCGTGCAAGGACCTCGCACGCCGCATCCAATCCATGCTCATGGACGACGCCATCGCATCCGCCGATAATTCGCCCGTCATAGCGGTCGACCACTCCCAATGCAACGGCCCCTACGTGGTGCCTGAGAACGAGCCCACCGCCCACTACTACCTGATCATCGCCTATTCGGTGATCGGAGAAATCCAATAACCCAACCAACAACACCGAAAGGAACCACCATGACAGCAGACGCCCAGGGCAACGACCTGACAGCGGTCAAGTACGTAACCTCATCCAAAATCATCATCGCCCCATACAATCCAACCGCGAAGCTCACCGCATCCATGATCGCGAAAACCGTGGCAGACCCGATCACCACGCTCAAGGACATCTTCAGCAAGGGACACGCGGTCGGCCTCATCACCAGCGACGGCGCGCCACAGGACGCGCGAGACTCCGATGACGCCACCGAATTCCATCAGCCCGGCTACATGCTCAACGCCGACCCGAACCTCACCCTCGCGTTCACGGTCGCCGAAGACAACGAAACCGTGCGCGGCATGACCATCGGCACCCCCGATGCCGACGGCGTCTACCACGTGAGCGACACCATCCAGGATTCCAAGTGGATCGCCTACCAAGAGACGCACTACAAGACCGGCACAATCCGCCGCCGCCTCGGCGTACTGCAGACCACCGGCAGCGAACCCGCGCAGGACACGCGAGGCGAAGTCTCCGGCATCGCACTGACCACCACCTGGCAGAAGGACAGCATCGTCGACAACGGCAACAGCCGCTACCTGCAGTCCTACTACACGCCGACCACCACCGACACCGAGACCGGCAAGTAAACCAAACGTCCCTCGCATGAGCTTCTTCTCCCATCGGCATGCGAGGGACCTCCCGCCGATGGGAGAAACCGATAGGAGAACACCATGGCCGCAACCGAATGGACACCAACCCCGGAAGACTTCGAAAACTGGACCGACGACGACGAACAATCCGCGCTCGACGCCATCGCCTCGCGGATGAAGATCAGCCACATCATCAAGAACGACGAATACTGGGCGCTCGCACCCGGCGGAGTCATCTACAAGCTGCCGATGTTCCTCAGCATCCATGATTTCGAGGCCCTCTCGTCCGCCGCCGATGATTCCGAAAGCATCGAACAGATCAAGCGCATCCTCACCCAGTTCGCCGGCGAGGAACAGGCGAAGAAGCTCGAGGCTGGTCCGACACAGATCGCGTTCAACCTGCTTCAGGACTACGGGGCCACCCTGATGAAGACCCAAGGCGTCGAATTGGGAAAATCGCAGGATTCTGCAGAACCCTCAGCTCCAAAGAAGGAGTGAAGGTACGCGCCGACTTCGCCAAAGCCGGCTGGAGCTTGGAACGCGACCTCGGCCGACGGCTGCGCTTCGTGGACGCGATAAGCCTCCACGAGGCCATGAGCGTCGACCCGTCAACATACACGGGAGCCTCAGCCCTGGGTCTCGCGTTCCCCATGACCGCCACCGACATCACCATCCTGCACGCCATCGGCGCCAACGGACTGGTGGACACAAGTGACGACAGCGGGGCTCCGGATGATTCTGCGCCGGCGGAAATCCACGACGCCGAGACCCACGAGAGCGCCCTATTCAGCATGTAACACCCAATAAGGAGGACTCCAATGGCGGGAGGCGCAGAGGTCGGCACCGGCCACATCTCCATATTCCCCGTGATGAACGGCTTCCGAAACGCCGTGAACAAGGAGATGAAGAACGCCGGCAAAACCGGGTCGAAAACCTTCGACAAGGCCTTCGGCACCGGCAAGAAGATAGGCAGCCGGTTCGGCACGTCCTTCAAGAACGGATTCAAAGGCAGCGCAGGCCAGCAGCTCGCCGACGATGTGCTCAAGCCGTTCAAGAAGGACGTGGCGCAAGCCACCTCCAAAGCCTCCGCCGCCCTTCTCAACTACAAGCAATCCACCGTGGCCGTCGCCGCGGCCCAGGACAAACTCAACGCCGCCATCGCGAAATACGGTGCCGACAGCACCCAGGCCCAGGCCGCCGCGATCAAGGTCGAACAGGCCCAGCTTCGCCAATCGGTGGCGCTCGAGAAATCCAACGAAGCCGCCCGCAAACTCGCCGAAGCGAAAAAGGTGCTGCAGGCTGCGGAATCCGAACTCACCATGAACAACGGCAAGGCCACAGTCTCCTTCAAGACCATGGCCAGCTCGTTCGCGGCCGGATTCTCCAGCATCAGCCGAGGCCAATCCACCTTCACCGGACTCTCCGGAGCGCTCGGTAGCCTCGTGCGCAGCCTGCTCGGCGTTGACGCCATCTGGAAACCGTTGGGCGCGAAGATCAGCGGCTTCGCCAGCACGGCAGTGGCCAAACTCAGCGGCTTCGCCGTACAGGTCGGCGCGAAAATCCAAACCGGACTCAAAGGAGCCATCAGCGCCGTCCAACAAACCCTCAAAGGGTGGGGCAGCAGCATCGCCACAACCGTGTCAGGCATCGCCAAACCAATCGGCGCGGCAATCAACGCCTGGACGCAACCGATCCGCGACTGGGGAAGCAGAACCGGCTCCGTCATCAAAAACGCGGTCACCACCTGGACCGCACCCATCCGCTCATTCGGCGGCAAAATCGGCTCCGCCATCGGAAACGTCGCAGGAAAAGTAGGACAGAAACTCGCCCCGGTCGCCAACGTGGCCAAGAACTACTTCGGCAACATCGCCACCGCAGCCGGAGCCGTATGGTCCAAACTCCCAGCCGGAGCGCAGACCGCCGCCGGGGCAATCGGCAGCACGCTCGGCAACCTCGCCTCCAGCGCAGGCAACGCATTCAAGAGCCTCGCCTCCAGCGCCGGCTCGCACCTCAAGAGCCTCGCCACCGGAGCGGTCGCCGCAGTGGGAGCGGGCATCACCGCCATTGGAGCCACCGTACTCGCCACAGGCAAGCAGGCGCTCGCCGCCTACGCCACGTGGGAGCAGGCGGTCGGCGGCGTGGACACCCTGTTCAAGGATGCCAGCGGCACGGTGCAGAAGTATGCGTCCGAAGCGTACAAGACCGCAGGCATCGGCGCGAACGACTACATGAACCAGGTCACGAGCTTCGCCGCAAGCCTCGTGAGCTCGCTGGGCGGCGATACCGCCAAGGCCGCCGAGATGGGCAACCAGGCCATCATCGACATGTCGGACAACGCCAACAAGATGGGCACCGACATAGGCAGCATCCAGCAGACCTACCAGTCGCTCGCTCGTGGCAACTACGCCATGCTCGACAACTTGAAGTTGGGCTATGGCGGCACCAAGAGCGAGATGGAACGCCTCATCTCGGATGCGAACAAGCTGCCCGGCGTGCTCAAGGACGGCAACGACCTGAGCATCGATTCATTCTCCGACGTGGTCGAGGCCATCAGCCGAGTCCAGAAGGAGATGGGCATCAGCGGCACCACCGCAAGGGAAGCGGCGACCACCATCGAGGGATCCGTGAACTCGATGAAGGCCGCCTGGCAGAACTGGCTCGCCGGCCTCGGCAACAGCAACGCGGACATGGGTTCGTTGAGCCAGCAGCTCGCCGAAAGCATCGGCACCGCGCTCAAGAACATACTGCCCCGAGTGGGCCAGATTGCCAAGGGCGTCGTGAAGGCGATACCCGCATTGTTCGCCGATCTGGTGACGCTCCTGCCCAAACCGTTCCAGGACGCGATCAACGCCATCGGCAGCGTGTTCAACGGATTGGGCGACATGTTCAAACCCGTGCAGAACGCCATCGCCCCGCTGATCGCCGCGTTCGTGGCGCTCGGAGCCGGTGGCATCGCCCCGCTGCTGTCCAAGATTCCGCTGCTTGGCGGGGTCTTGGGAGGATTGAGCGGACCGTTGGCCGCATTGGGCGGTCCCATCGGCATCGCCGTGGCCGCCATCGGCGCGCTCATCGCCACCACGCCGAAACTGCGTGAGGCGTTCGGCGAACAGGCATCCGCCTTGTTCGCCCGGTTCAAGGCCGAGATTGCGAGCATGCAGCCCGCGTTCGACGCGTTGGTGAAAAGCATCCAGGGCATGCTCAAGCAGATCATGCCGGTCATCACCGATGCCATCGGCCAGTTGATACCGGTTGTTGGCTCCATCATCCAGACGATGCTGCCGCTGATCCCCACGATCATCGAGCCGCTCATCAACGGACTCACCGGCCTCATGCCGGCAATCAGCCAGATCGTGACGAGCCTGCTGCCGCCATTGACGGACGCCATAGCGGCACTGCTGCCATTGGCCGCGCAGATCATCAGCATGATCACGCAGATATCCGGGCAGATGCTCGCCGCGCTCATGCCCGTCATCCAGCAGATCGTGGACTTCATCGGACAGATGGCAGCCGCCATCGGCCCGGTAATCCAGCAGCTGATCCCGGTAATCCAACAGACCGTGGCAAGCATAGTCGCGCTGCTCCAGCAACTCATGCCGGTGATACAAGGCATCGTCTCGGTGGTGGGAGCCGTGGTATCCGCAATCATCGGATTCATCACCGGGTCGCTGCTGCCAGCCGTGCAGGCGATGCTCCCATACGTGTCAGGCGTGATCAGTGGAATCAGCGGCGTCATCCAGGCCGTCGTCGGCATAGTCTCCGGCGTCATCAGCATGGTCACCTCACTGATCAACGGCGACTGGCAAGGCGCATGGAACGCGTTCAAGAGCATCCTCTCCAACGCGGCAAGCGGCATCGGCAGCGCACTGCAAGGCGTCATCAGCGCCATCAAAGGCGTGTTCGCCGGAGCGGGCACTCTGCTTCTCAGTGCAGGCCAGGCCATCGTCCAAGGTCTCATCGACGGCATCACCGGCATGATCAGCAAAGCCGGCAGCGCCATCAAAGGCGTCATGGACACCATCAGCTCGTTCATCCCGCACTCGCCAGCCAAGCGAGGTCCCTTCTCAGGCAACGGATGGACGCCGCACCGCGGCCGCGCCATCGTCGAAGGCCTCGTCGAAGGCATGGACAAGGCAAGCCCCGAAGCGGCCAAATCCATCCGCGGAGTGATGACCGGCATCAGCGGTGCCATGACCACGAACAGCCAGATCGACACGACAGCCGCGACCATCGGAACAACGGCGCTCGCCGCCGGCGCCTCCGGCAGCCTCGCGGATCTCATCACCGAGATACGCGGCCTGCGCTCCGACCTGCAGTCACTGCACGACGATCTCGGCCCGACCATCGCGTCATACGCGCCGACCATGACCATCCGCGAAACCAAGCGCAAGCTCGGCATAGTCCAAGGAGGGAACCGATGAGAACCATGACCTACACCTGCGGCGCCACCCAGCACCGCGTGGTCGACCTCATCGCACCCGACGGCATCATGGTCAACCGCATCGAATCCCTGCGCACCCACGCATGGGATGTGGAGCTCGCCGCACACGGCATCGACTCCGCCGCACTCAACGCCTCCACCGTGCAACTGGAGGCGAAGTGCGCGGATCTAACGATTCTGGACACGGCAAGCAACCTGTTCGACGCCGACATACGGGCCCTAGCCTCCACGGGAAACCGGAACAAAGCCGGAACCATCACCGTGGACGGCTGGGCCCAAGCCGCACTCATCACCGGCATCGAACCATCGCAAGACCTTCCAAACCCAGCGAAATACGCGCTCACCGTCGCGCTCCTCGACGGCGTATGGCGCAAACCAGCCGACACGCAGCACTTCCTCCCGGACGAACTGCAATCCGGCCTCTACCTCGATTACCCCTATGACCACCCCTACGACTACAAGGCGCCAACGCGCGGCGCCGACGCCATCAACACCACCGGCGCCCCAATGCCGTTCAAAATGGTCATCTTCGGTCCCTGCACGAACCCGTCAATCACCATCGGCGGCAACCGATACGAACTGACCATGACCATCCCAGTCGGCGCATACGTCACCATCGACAGCCAAACCGGCCACAAAACCATCACGATGACCGACATCAACGGCGGCACCACCAACGTATTCGACAAAGCCACACGAGGCAACGGCCTCGACGGCGGACGCTACATCTTCCAACCCATACCAGCCGGCGAAACCAACGCCCAATGGAACGGATTCGGCTGGGACCTGACCATCATCATGGAAAGGAGCGCCCCAGCATGGCTGACCTCATAATCACCGACAGCGCCCGCAAGCCCATCGCATCCCTGGACGACTACGAGCTCGACCTGGCCTACGGCAGCGATGAGAACGACTTCAAACTCACCTGCCTGCCACAACCGGCGGCTGGCGCGCTGATCATGATGGACGGCACCGAATACGGCGGCATGGTCACCGTCCGTAACACGGACGGCAGCGTGGAAGGCCCCACCTGGCATGGCATGCTCTCACGTCGAATCCTCCAGCCCGATGCGGGTAAGGACTACCTCACCGTGAGCGGCAACGCCGCGACCATCCTCAACACGTTGTTCAAACGCATCGGCCTCGATACCCTGTTCACCGCCGACGCAAGCACCGTGACCATCGGCAGCTGGCAATTCGACCGATACACGGACGCCTACACGGGCATCACCAAGATGCTTACGGCAAACAACGCGAAACTCCGCCTCACATGGCTCGACGGCCACGTGCACGCCATCGCCAAACCAGTCGACCACTACGGTGACACCATCGACAGCGACCTGCTCACCTTCCAGGCGTCACTCGACTCGCAGCCGGTGAACCACCTCATTGGCCTAGGGCAAGGAGACCTGCACGAACGCGTGGTCGTCCACTGGTATGCGGATGCCAACGGCAAGGTAAGCCAATCCAAGACACTCACAGGGCTCGCGGAATACACGGCCATCTACGACTACAGCAACGCCCAGGCCGACGAACTCAACGAGAAGACCAAAGAGAAACTCGAAGAGCTCCAGATTCAGGGCGGCGTGAGCGTCACACTCAACGACCGCAGCCTCTCAATGGATGTGGGGGATACCGTCACCGGACGAGACAACCAGCTCGGCATCACAATCACCGTGCCGATCTCCAAGAAAATCGTCAAGGTCAACAACGGCATCATGGGCGTCGACTACGAATGCGGCACCGCGGACGGCGTCACCACAAGCCTCAGCGGCACGGCGGAATCCGGTGGCTCCGGCGCCACGTATTACGCGGATGGCACGACCATCACGATGAAGAACAACACGTTCTCGGCCGTGGTCACCCCGTCGCGGGTAGACGGGGTCGAAAAGACCGCCACCGACGCGTACACGCTCGCCTCCGGTTTCTCGGCCGAGATCGGCAAGGCGCAGCAGACAGCCGCCGAAGCCAACGCCATAGCGGCGGCGAACGTGGCGGCTATAACCGCGGCCCTTCCCTTATCCGCGAGCAGAAATGGCCAGGCCGTGCACCTCACTGCAGCGGAGGCCACAGTCAACGGATCAGGACTCATGAGCGCCGCTGACAAAAAGAAACTCGACGGATTGGAGAACTACACGCTTCCAGCTGCCACCAACGGCATGATCGGCGGCGTCAAACCGGACGGCAGCACCATCACCGTCAATGATGATGGCGTCATCACCGCGCACGTCACCTCGGCCGGAGGTGGACCCGTGATGCCGATTGGCTATGTGGTGATGAACACCACCGGCGCCAATCCGACTGTTGACTTCGGCGGCACCTGGGAGCAGCGCCCCTCGCTGGGCGCATATGTGTGGGAAAGGACGAAATGAGATGACGGCGACATTAGGCAGGCTCGGCCTGCTGGAGGCCCGACTGCTGCTCGTGGCCGGCGTGACCAACCACGTGAGGCTGCTGTGGGTGCGCAACATCCTGCGAGCGGACGGCTCTCGCACCGCGGTGCCGGTGGATCTGACCGGGTGGAATCCCCGGCTGCAACTGCGCCGCGACGGCAAGGTGCTGGCGGATCTGAGCGACTGCGTGGCATTGGACGCGCAGGGCCATGTGGACATCCACATCACCGACGAACGCTCCTCGACGCTTTCGCCATACGCGGGGGCGTGGGACCTGCTGCTGGAAAGCCCGCAGGGGGAAGTGACGCGCCTCGTATACGGCGAATGGACAGTCACCAGCGCCATCAGCAGAAAGGAGCTCTCATGATCCGCACACTGGACGGCTGCTCGTGCGACGAGGGGCCGGTAATCATCCTCGAGGACGCGGTCATCGGCGACGTGAGCATCGTCTACGCCACCGACACGGACATCGACAACCTGTTCCCAACACCAACCACAGATAAGGAGGAACACGATGGCTGACACAAGCAAGGTCATCGACCTGGACCGGCTCGCACGGTTCAAAACCAAACAGGACGCGGCCAACGAAGCCAAATTCGCCCTGAAAGGCGAGGGCGGCTCCATCGCCACGGCAGACAAGGCCGGCATCGTCAAACCCGGCGCCGACTTCGACATCACCGAGGATGGCACCATCAGTCTGTACTCGAAGATCGCGGTCACCTCGTTCACCTGCGCGCCGTCGCAGGCCGAACGCGGCGCCACCGTCACGGACGTGGAGCTCGCATGGGGACTGAACAAGATCCCCTCGACGCTCACGCTCGACGACGCGGCTCAGGAGCCGACCTCGAAGGGCGCCTCCCTCAAGGGCGTGAACCTCACCGCGAACAAGCAGTGGACGCTCAAGGCCACCGACGCACGGAACGCCAGCGCATCACGCACGGCGGGAATCACGTTCTACGACAAACGTCACTGGTTCACCGCAACCGACCTCGCCGCCGCGGGTATCACCGACGAGCTCATCAACCAGGCCGCCGGCGAATACGCCACGTCGCGCGCCAAAACGTTCACGCTGACCGCCGGCGATGGACAGCACATCTACTACGCGTTCCCGGCAAGCTGGGGCACGCCCACGTTCAAGGTCGGCGGCTTCGAGGGAGGCTTCAACCTGCTGACCACGTTCGACCACACGAACGCGAGCGGCGCGACCGTCAGCTACGCCGTATGGAAATCCACCAACGCCAACCTCGGCAAGACCACCGTGGAGGTGAGCTGAAATGGCCATCGAACTGATTGACACGCTCGCGCCGAAGAACAACGGCGCGTTCCCCATGGTCAACGCCAAGGATGTGGACGTGGACGGTAAACGACTGCCCGAGAAGCTCAAGGAGCTTGAAACGGCAGCCGGAAACATCGAAGCCGCCACCGACGACGACATCAACAACCTGTTCAACCCCAGCAGCAAGTAACCACCGAAAGGAAGCCATCATGGCAACGAAATTCATCAACCTCGACAACCTCGCCGCGTTCCTCGCGAAGCTCAAGACCCTGTTCGTCGCCAAGGAACTCAAGACCGGCAGCACCGACACCTACAAGGTGCTCTCCGACAACAACCTCACCGACGAACTCGTCACCAAGATCCAGAACGCCGGCGACTCCACATTCTCCGGCGCATACGCGGACCTGACCGGCAAGCCGTCCATCGGAGGCAAGGAAATCGCCAGCGGCGAACAGACCGCCGCCAGCCTCGGACTCGCCACCCCCGCGGACGTGACCACCGCCGCCAGCGATGCGCGCACCGGAGCCGTCGACGACGTCAAGAAGCTCGGCTACCAGACCGCAGCCAACGTCGAGACCGCCATCACCGCGAAGGGCTACCAGACCGCCGCCCAGGTCGACACCATCGTCACCGGCAAGGGCTACCAGACCGCCGCAAACGTGGACGCCAAGGTCAACGCCGCAAAGACCGAACTGCAGAACTCGCTCGGCTCCGCGTTCCGCGCCAAGGGCTCCGCCGCGTTCGCCGACCTGCCCGCACTGGACAAGACCGCCAAAGGCGACGTGTACAACGTCACCAACGCGTTCACCACCACGGCCGACTTCGTCGACGGCGCGGGCAAGAACCTGCCGGCAGGCACCAACGTCGTCGCCGTGGCCGTCACCACCGGCGAAGGCGACAACGCCACCACCACGATGAAATGGGACGCGCTCACCGGCATGATCGACCTGAGCGGCTACATGCTCAAGACCGACCTCGTCGCGGCCACCGACGCCGAAATCGACGCCCTGTTCTAACCGCACCTCCGAAGGAGAACACCCGATGGCCTCGAAATACGTCACGATCAGCAACATCCAACACCTCGTCGCCAAGATCAAAGCCGGTTTCGCGGCCATCGGCCACAAACACGCAGCCGGCGACATCACCAGCGGCACCCTCGCCACCGACCGGCTGCCCACCATGCCGATAGCCAAAGGCGGCACAGGAGCCACCGACGCATCCACGGCACGCGCCAACCTCGGCATCACACCCGCCAACATCGGAGCCGCCACGGCCAACCACACGCACGCCACCATGAAAGGCTCCACCGCAACCACCGCCGGATCCGCAGGACTCGCACCCGCGCCGGCGGCCGGTGCCAGCAACCGCTATCTACGCTCCGATGGCACCTGGCAAGTGCCACCCGACACGAACACCACCTACGGCACAGCCACACAGAGCGCCAACGGACTCATGAGCGCCGCCGACAAGAAAAAACTCGACACCGTACAACTCGCCTCATGGCCCATCGGAGCCATCATGATGACCACCACCAACACCAACCCGACAACCAGCCTCGGCGGCACCTGGAAACAACTCGAAGCCACAGGCTTCACCGGATACCTCTGGCAACGCACCGCCTAACACGAAAGGAACCACCATGACAGTCGAACTCATCACCGGCTTCGCCGGAACCCCACACATCAACAGCGACGACATCGGCGCGTTCCAAGCCGGTATCGTAGGCCCCGGCGACTACGCGCTCGCCACAGGCAACCAGCTCAAGGCCACCATGAGCAACGCGAACACCATCGCCGTCCAATCCGGCGACGCCGTGCTCAACGGTCGCCACGTGCACTTGACCGGCACGACCACCGCCACCGTGCAATCCGGCACCCAAGGCCAGAAACGCAACGATAAAGTGGTGCTCCGCTACACAAAGAACACCACCACCGGTGTGGAAACCTGCTCGCTCGTGGTCATTAAGGGAACCAACGCCACTGGCACCCCAGCGGATCCGGCCCACAACACCGGTAGTATCCTCGACGGCGTCACCACCCACGACATGCCCCTGTACCGCATCCCCATCGACGGCATCACCGTCGGCACTCTCGTCCCGTTGTTCAACGTGCTGAAGCCTATGAAGGACGTGTGGGATTCGCTAACCCACTACGGATTCTCTCGCTCGGACGGCGGCGTTGTGAAGGGAGTGCTCCAGCCGAACGCAGTGACTGTCCAGAACACGAAATGGGCACATGCGTTCGCAGAAACTCCCACTGTGGTCGGCTGGTATGCGAATGACAACATCTACTCATGCGCCATCGGCTCCGTCACCACAACCGGCTGCTCCATCTCAATCAAAAACGTTGGAGAACAGGCCAACGGCATCGAGGGGCACGTGTACGCAGTCGCCTACGGCAAACTTGAGTAGCTTTCGCTAACCCAAACGCAGACCGCTGTGTTCCAAACCCAGAACACCGGCAGTTTCCAGATGCGATTCGACCCGGTCATCTATATACACGAAGGACTGGGATTGCTGTATCTGCACCTGCCGCCGATCGGCATCAACGTGACCGTGGAGAGCTTCGGGTTCATGCTCTACAAGAGTGGCCCGAAGCCCAGCAAGGAGATAGACCTCGGATTCGTCTACCAGCACGCGACCGGCAACTTCACCTACCGTTGCGCATGGCAGACGGACGGCAAGATCAGTCTCCGGACCAATGCCACCGCAGGGGATTACCTGCAGCCGGCATCGTTCATCGTGCCCATTCCCGATGGGGTCACGTTCGCTTAGGCGAAGGTGACCCCATCGGGAATGGGGATGGTGACTGGCGTATGGATGCACCGGTCACCATTGGATAGGTTGCCGACGATGACAATCTGCCCGTTCGTCTTCCATGTGGCCTGCTTGCCGTAGCCGGAGTTCGGCAACGACCACAGGCAGCCGAGATTCACGTCCTTCGAGGGCTTCACCCCTGACTTCGGCTGAATGACGCCATAGTTGGTGACATCACGTGGCTGATGAACGAGGTGAGATTCACGTGCAGAAGCCGGTTCGCTTGATCTATGATAATCAGCTGCATACCGCCGTAACTATCGCCTGTGAACGAGTTATCGTTCTGCATCTTGAAATGCGCGTACAGCAGTGGCTGGGTTAGCGAAAGCTATGCAAGCTCGCCGTAGGCGTACCAGCGTGGGTAAACGTCACGCGAATTTGGTTGATCCATGACGTTGACTATCCAATAGACGAATCCGGTTGTCGTAATGTCGGTAATCGCGGCATTGAATGTCACGTCGCCTGATTCGCACCACATAAGGGGAGGCTTCTTGAATGGCTTGTCAAATATGATGGTGTTGTTCCATGTGGCTCCGCCCTTGATTCCGCCTTTGTAGATTCCTCCACCCAATCCGGACACCAGCTGATGGGTTAGCGAATCCCGTAGATGATGGTCAGAGTGAGTAGTTTGCTGGTAGCAACAAGTTTGCTGACGCTATCTGCATCACGGGCACGGTGGGTGTTGATTGAGAATCCGCCATTTTTAATGGTGAATCGAACATCTTTGAACCATGTTTTTCCTGTGGTAATGGATGTAGTGTGCCAGCTGAGCGTTGTCGCCATATCGGGAAGGACTGGAATCGTAAACGATCTATACAGTCCGTCATCGTCCTTTCCTTCAAGCAACAGCCATTTAAACACACTGACGTCTTTGGAGAATTGCGCCGAACCTTCCTGAATGGAGCCGGACCACAGAATGGGCTGGGTTAGCGAAAACTACCACCATGCCAGCCAAGTGAATTTGACGATATGGTTGGTGGCCCACGTGTCGGTAAGTGTGTTGCGGAATCGCACCCATGCCTCCGTACTGCGTAAATCCCATAGAGTAGGTAGCACGTGCAGCACGGAGGCATCATCTTCATTGGGGTGCTTCATGCGGGTGACGAGGAATCCGGTGGGCATGGTCGAATGGCGAGTCCATTTGACCGCGGACACCGCGTCGCCATTCGTGTTGCCAGCCCATATACCCGATTCGCAGTCTGTCAGTCCGTGGGTTAGCGAAAGCTAGGCGGTCAGCCAGCTGCCGGTGCAGGTTTGGAAATACCCTTTATCCGCTTTACCTCGAATGGTAATGCTTCCGTCAGAGTCTATGTACCAGCTGCCGACTGCACCGCCATTGTTCGATACAAACAGGATCGCGCCGTTGATCGCAGGCCTGTATCCTTCCGGGATTTTCTCTGTAGCTTTCAATTCTCCGGTCACATAACTAGATGATGGCGAAGGTTGACCGACCGCTATAACGATGCGACCTATGCGCATGAGTCTTACATTCATTGCGTAGGGGCCAGTAAACGATACAGACGATTGGGTTAGCGAATCCCTTAACGTATGAGGGCGTGCTCCCATGTGCGTTGTGCCTCGCGCAACACCTCGCTATCGGGGCGCAGGTAGTAACGGGCTGTGGTTGCGATGCTGGAATGGCCGAGCGCCCGGCTGACCACGGCCACGTCCACTCCGGCTCCCAATGCGGTGCTGGCCCAACTGTGGCGCAGATTGCGGCGCGGCACGTATGGCAGATTCTGCGAATGACACCATGAGGCGTAGCGGCGAGCTACCTGACCAGGGTTCAGGAATCCGATAAGCCGACCGCTTTCGCGTGGTCTGATTTCACGCAGGCGGAGCACCGCGAATCGCGGCAGCACGACGGTGCGACGCGATAGCTCGGTCTTCGGCTCGACTATCGCCTCGTGGCCGTCCACCCATTGCAATCCTCGCCGGATTCTGACCTTGCCGGTGTTGAGATTCACGTCAGACCATTCCAATCCGAGAGCTTCTTCGGTGCGTAGTCCGAGGCAGACGCTGCAGATCAGCCAAGCCTCGAGCTCATGCCCGTGGAAACCCTGCAGCAACTGGCGTATCTGGCGGATATCCAGCACCTCCGGCTCATAGCCGGAGGGCTTCGGCGGTGTGACCCTGCCGGTCACGTCCACATCCAGTAATCCGAGCCGCACCGCCGAACGCAGCATCTGCCGGAGCACGGCCCATGCCTTGCGCGCGGCACCCGGCGAGTTTATCGAGTCCAGCCACGATTGGATGCGCGGCCCCGTCAGATTCACCAACTCCACATCGCCCAATTCCGGTCGTATATGACGGTTCCATGCGCTCGCGTATCCGACGCGCGTGCATTCGCGCAGCCTGCCGCATGCCGGCCAATAGGACTCAGCCCAATACTCATTCAGTAACATTTCCGACCTCCAAAACCCACACGCCGCATGGCCGTCCCATGCGGGTCTACGTGTGGGTTTTCCACACCGTAGGAGCCGTGCATGAACCTGCCCGAGGGATTGCCCGCATGGGCGTACATCGTGGTGAGCGCCCTGGTGCTCGCCGCCCAGATCGTCACCGCTATTTGGATCAACCACAGAGGCGACGAGAGGGACAGGGCGACGCGAGGCGAGATCACGAACAACCACGAGATGCCATTGCGCGACGACCTCGACGACAAAAACCGGCGCACTCTGGACGCCATCGAATCATTGCGCGGTGCGGTAGACGATCTGCGTGACGACATGAACGGCGAATTCGCGACCGTCAACAGGCGCATCACCACCACCGAGCAGAACCTCATCGAACTGCGCCACGAAGTCAACGACCTCCGGCGCGGAGGAAACAACCACCAATAGAAAGGAACACCAATGGCAAACATCGCCGGAGTGGCCGACCACAAGGCCGCCAATACCACCACTACCACGATCCCGGGCTTGACCTTGGAGCGCACGAAATCGATCGTGCTGCTCCTCGTCCAGCTGTTCAGCGTGCTCCAGACCGGCCTGTCCATCGCGGGGGTCGCGGCACTGCCGTTCACCACGGACCAGGTGTCGACCGCGATCACCGGCGTCATCGCCGTCGTCTCGTCCGTCTGGTCGTGGTGGCGCAACAACAACATGACCGGCGCCGCCGTGCAGGGCCAGCAGGTCGTCGACGCCGTCAAGCTCGCCCAGTCCACCGGCAATGCGGTGGATATGCCGGGCGAGGTCGTGCCGATGAGCGAGATGATCGAGGACCCTGATACCAAGACCATCACGGAGTGA